CCTCGCTAGAATCAGCCTCGTCCTTGTCGTCTCGGATCTCGAGTACGATTGGCAAGAACAGGCTTTGTTTACCTTGTTTATCAACACTTCGCATGTTGTACTTAATAGCAGCGATCTTGCCGATAACTTCCTTACCTTGCTTACGCTGTTCATCGGAGAAGCCAGAGCCAGCACGAACCTTAATAACTCCATCGTCCGATTCGAGAATCAAAGCGCCGAGCATACCAGCATACTTACCTGTACCTTCTTCGATACCTACAATCTTCAGGTCGCATTCGAGTTCGCCTTTGAACTTGATTTGACCCTTGGAGCGTTTGTCTTCCCAGATTCCTGTTGGGTCTTTCAGGATGATACCTTCTTGACCAGCTTCGAGATACTTCTCGAAGATAGCACGAGCAGATTCTAAGTCTTCAACAACTGTGCTTTCAACCAACGCGATCTTCTCTGGCATTGGCATCATTAACAGAGTCGCATAGCGAGCACGGTAAGGCGTTGGGCAGTGGCCACTGATAAACTGAACGTAAGGAATCAAGTCCCAAACAGTAGCGCAAACCTTCGCAGCGTCAGCAGCAGAGATAGTGCCCTTGTTTGCTTTGTTCAAAATGCCGTTACCTGTTTGACGATCGGCGATCTTACCGTCGATCTTGACAAGTAACTCACCATCAAAGACCATGTCGCTGTCACCAGCCAACTTAATAAACTCTTGTTCCAAGTTACCAAGCAACAGGATTTCTTTACCGTTACGGCTGCGGAATTCGCACTTACCTTCACGAACGATAGCGTTGAAACGCATACCATCCATTTTCAACTGCGCGTATGCTGGAAATTTAATTTTGTCAACCAGCTTCTGTTCGAACGGCGAACACAGCATCACAGGATACTCAGGCACAAGTCCTGGCCAAATCTTATTTGCCGTGCCAGAAGTGAATCCAGCACGCAGGTCTTTCTGAATAACCTTCTCAATCACTTTGGCATCTTCTGAAGTCAAAGCCTCAAGAATACCTTTGAGATGTGCGATAGCGGCGTTGCCTGTAACAAGACGAGAGGAAAGGTCAAAGAGGGAATCGAGTGCGAACTTGAGCGAAATGCCTTCGCCAGTGTTGGGAGTGTACTCGGGAATCTTACGAATGTAAAATTGTGTGAAAGGATCGTTGGCTAGAAAAACAACATTGCGAAGAACTTCGTTCCCCGCATGTTCAGTCAGCTTTTCGATTTTAAAGTTGCGGGAGGCGTTGGCGCCTACTTCTTCAAGGATGGAGTTCACTGTTTTCATAATGTAATTATACCCTAATTTGGATTAAATGTCAAGCACTTTGTACGACCTCTACACCGCCCTTTGTAAGGAATTTTATACCAGCGTCATCGCGATACTGGTGCCTGTAGTAAACCTTCTTAATTCCAGCGCCATGAATTAACTTGGCACACTGAATGCAAGGAGCATGAGTACAGAATAAATCAGCAGCACGACCAGACTGACCATCGCGAGCGAGCTTCGTAATCGCATTCGCTTCCGCATGAATCACCTCGTCTTTCGTATGCGTAGTAGTGATTTTAGATTGTGGGTTAGTGTATTGGAATTCGCAGGCATTGTCCCAGCCTTCGGGCGTTCCGTTATACCCAATCGAGATAACTCGATGTTCTTTGACCACAATTGCTCCGACTTGGAGTCGCTTGGCATAGCTGAGTTGGGCGAACCTCTCAGCCATGTCCAAATACGCATCAATCCACTTTTGTTGCACTCTTCGCTACTTTCTTCACTGGCGCTTTTTTTGCTGGTTCGGCGACCACCGTTCCTTCTGGCAATACGTCAGGGAAATTGGCCTTGACGAATTCAGCCGTAATCTTTGGATACAAAGCATCAAGTTGTTGATCCTTCACAGCGATTAAGATTTTGGCTTCTGAAGGGTGGATCGATTCAAGAATCTGAACAAACAATTGTTCACGACGAAGGCGTTGCTGCACATCACTGAACTTTGTAAAGATGTAGAAACGACGAGCTTCGCTACGCAGGTTAGCTGTTGTCATACCCAAAGGCTGCTCAGCTGGTTTAAATGGTGGCGCTCCATCAGGCAAGGCAAAGGCATAGTCTTTGTCAAAAGCACACTTCAAGATGGTCTTAAAAGCAAAGTCCTCTTTGTATGCAGCTGCTTTCTTTGGATCCTTAGTCAATGCGTCTAGGATCTCTGGCATGTAGTTCAAATTACGGTTCATTAAAAGTCCTCAATTTCTTCGAGTAGTAAACGGCAACGATGTTCCATGAGATATTTCATGGCTGTCATCTTATCACCTGTCGGTGGATTATTTAGATAAGTCTGCACAATTGAATCTTGAATCTCTTTGGGGATGAATTCAAAATCAATCAAGCGTTCGTTACGATGCCAGTTACGAATCTCTTCATCGTTTCGGCATGCGTCAATACCTTTCTCAAGGAATTCCTCAAGACGCTTGGCGCTCACAGTCTTCTGAC